ATGACTAAGGCAATCAGCTTTACGGTGAAGGGAATTGAAGCCCTGAAACCGGACCCGGCCAAGCGGGTGGAAATCGCGCATCCGGCAACGCCAGGACTATATCTGGTGGTCCAGCCGAGCGGCGCGAAGTCGTGGGCGTTACGCTATCGGTTCGCCGGAAAGCCTGCCAAGCTGACGCTGGGCAAGTGGCCGATCATGGGAACTAGCGAAGCCCGGACGGCTGCTGGCGATGCGCTGCAAGAGGTAGAGCATGGCCGCAATCCGGCGGTAGCAAAGAAGGCTGCCAAGGCTGACCGGCGCGAGGCGCAGCTTACCGAACGCGACAAGGTGAAAACGCTGGTTGAGCAATTCGACAAGCGGCATCTCTCAAAGCTGCGCAGCGGGGCAGGGGTGCGGCGGACGCTGGACGCTCATGTTGTGAAGGCATGGGGCGAGCGCGACATTCACGAAATCACGAAACGGGACGTTATCGACCTGCTGGACAAGATCGCGGATAGTGGGCGCGTCACCACGGCCAACCGCGTGCGGGCCTATACGGGCAAGTTTTTCAATTGGTGTGTGGAGCGCGATATTCTGGCCATGAATCCGGCCGCCAGCGTGAAGCCGGTGGCGAAGGAAGTTGCGCGCGATAGGGTGCTGACAGACGATGAAATCCGCTGGTTCTGGCAAGCCTGCGACAAAGTGGGCTATCCATGGGGACCGTTTGGCAAGCTGTCATTGCTAACCGGCCAGCGGCGGCAGGAGGTTGCCGCAATGCCCTATGCCGAGATTGAGGGCGATCTGTGGAGCCTGCCAGCCGATAGGGTGAAGAATGGGCGGGCGCATGATGTGCCTTTATCGAAAGCCGCACTGGACGTGCTGGCCAATGTCCCGCGTATCGCTGGCAGCGGCTTTGTATTCACCACCACGGGCGACACCCCCGTGTCCGGCTTTGCCAAGGGCCATGCCCGGCTTGTCGAGAAGATGGCCGAGATCGCCACGAAAGAACGCAAGGAGCCGGTCGAGATTCCGCGTTGGACCTTCCACGATTTACGAAGAACGGCTGCTACTGGTCTGGCACGGTTAGCTATTCCGGTGCGGGTAACGGAGGCGGTGCTAAACCATGTCAGCGGCACGGCTGCCGGTATTGTGTCGGTCTATCAGCGTCACGACTACGCGGACGAGAAGCGGCAGGCGCTGGAAGCATGGGGCCGGTTCGTGACGGAGCTTGTCGAGGGCAAGCCGGATAATGTTGTGCGGCTGGCGGAGGCAGGGTGATGCAAAACGAATTGGAATACGCATTGAGTGAAGGCCGGTGGGGCGAAGCTGCTCGTAATCTGGAGCGGCTGGACGGCGATACCGCGATTACCGACATTTTCGCCCGAAAGGCTCTTGCCGCTCTGCTGCGAGAACAGGATCGGAAGGACGTTGGCCAACCGCGAAAGATACTACCTAACGATCAACCGAGCATTTGGGAGGTGGTCGTAATTAAGGAATTACAATCGCTTAGTGCCGCAAGCGGACAGAAGGAGGCCGAGAAAGTCGAGATCGCAGAAAAATACGGCATTGGCCGTTCGAGTTTGGAAGCGCTTGAGAAAAAATACCGAGATTATTTTCCCCAATTATTGGATTGATAACTGGGGACGCATTCTTTTGCCGTCCGGCTAGTTGTGTGAATAATAGCACGGGTTCTAACCACAGAGGACCCGTTAGATGAATTATAAACTTATAGGATCAGCCGCCGTCCGAGAACTATGCGGTGACGTTTCTGACATGTCGATTTGGCGTTGGCTGCACGACGACGCCCTAAATTTCCCGAAGCCGATCTACATTTCCCGGCGGCGTTACTGGCGCGAGGCGGAAATCCTCGAGTGGATCAATTCGCGCGAGGTGGCGGCATGAGCTATCCCATACTCATTTCCGCTATTTCCATTTCACCGATGAAGCTGCGCGTGGATGGCTGGGCTGTCTTGGCAAATGCTCACGATGGCGCTTACACCATCGCTTGGTTTTTGGACTACGCTGAGGCGAGCGCATGGGCGGAACAGCGTGCAGAGGCTGCCGAGTGCCCCTTCTCTGATGGCACATCGGAGGCCGCCGGATGACTACGAAAAGAAAAACCCCCGGCGATGAAGCCGGGGGCGGGTCAATGCGTTACTTTGACGGACAAGACAGTAGCGAAAACACCGGCGAAACGCAAGAAGATACGGATGGAGTAGCGGGTCTTCACGCCTATATCCGCGAACGTGGCAAGAGCGCCCGCGATGATGTGGCCAAGTGGAACGCCCGCGTTGAGGCTTGGCGCAACAAGCATGGCGACAAGTTTATTCCGCGAAAGGCATTTGTGGACCATCCGGCCGCCGAAATGCTTGCGGGTATCTTCGAGCAATCGAACATTGTTGAACATGAAGGCGCGCTGGAACTTGCTTCGCGGGTTCTGAGCGTCAGCAATGATGGCCTGCGCCGCACTGCGGAGGATTTGCCGCAATATGTTGCCCAGTTGCTCGACGTGGCGCACCTGTCGGGCGATCCCGCAGCAAGCTACGTCAAGGCCCGCCTATGGGGCCTGATGGGGCAGGTCTGCGGCCTTCTGCTGGAATTGCGGACCACGACTAGCGAGGAAATCCACGGCCTTCCGGTTGAAAATATTCCCGCCTGCATCCTCGCCCGCACTGCTGATGTTCGGGAGAGCGGCGACCATGCTTGAGGAGGAGTTTGATCCTGCCGATTGGGAGGCGATGGACGAGCCGGAACCGGCTGCGAAAGCCGAAGCCAACCACGGCAAGGCAGACCGGGAAGGTGGCGGGAGGGCATTCCGCTTTGTCGCAGCGGGCGACTTGAAATTAAGCTCGCCTGATTTTCTGATCGAAGATTGGATTGAGCGGGATTCCTTCGGGGTGATGTTCGGCCAGCCGGGCGGCGGCAAGACATTTCTCATGCTCGACATGCTGCTGTGTGTTGCGGCGGGTATCCCCTTCCATGGGAGTGAGGTTAAGCAAGGCCCGGTATTCTATATCGCCGGCGAAGGGCATAATGGGCTTACGCGCCGCATTCATGCCTGGGCGACGCGTCATGGCGTTTCGCTCGATGGCCTGCCGTTCTTTGTATCCGTTCGAGCGGCACAATTCCTTAATGAAGATCACGCCGATGATGTGATGCAGGCCGTTCGGGAGCTAGCCCGTCTTATTCACCGGGTGCGGCCTGAAGGGTTGGCGGGAGTGGCATAAGCCTCTGATCTGTTTTAGGAACTGGGTGTCTACGCCGGCCCTGTCGCAGGGCAGAAAATGTCACAGGCCACACCCGCCATGAACGATGATATCGCAAGCCCATTCCGATTCCCAGCGGTGCATCGCAAGAAAGTCGCCGCAGCCTTCGACGGTGGCCGCCTCACTTCGGATGGCGGGGTTTTGCTGCTGGCACAGGCCGAACGCGCGATGGGGATTTGCCGGCGGCTTGCGGGCTGCATTGCCGACCGGCGCTCTCCTGCGCGGGTGATCCATCGCCTCGACGACATCCTGCGCGCCCGCGTGTTCGCGATCGCGTGCGGCTACGAGGATGCCGATGACCTTGACGCCCTGCGTGACGATCCAGGCTTCCGCCTGGCGCTGGGCAAGTTGCCGGGATCGGGCGCGGGTCTCGCCAGCCAACCGACGATGAGCCGCTGGGAGAATGCGCCGACCACACGCGAGTTGGCCAGGATGATGGCCGAGATGATCGGCATATACTGCGCCAGCTATCCCGTGCCGCCCAAGGCGGTGACGCTCGATATCGACGACACCTGCGATGTCGTCCACGGCTATCAGCAACTCTCGTTCTGGAATGGCCACCATGGCGAGCGCTGCTTCCTCCCGGTCCACGTCTATGACACCGCTACTGGCCGCCCGGTCGCCATGCTGCTGCGCACCGGCAAGACACCGTCGGGTGCCGAAGCGGCGGGTCACATCCGACGCCTCGTGCGCCACATCCGCCGGCACTGGCCCAATACCCACATCACCATCCGCGGCGACGGGCACTATGGCCGGCCCGAGGTCATGGCCTTCTGCGAGGCCCACGGCATCGACTACGTGCTCGGCCTGCCAACCAACGCCGCGCTGCGCACCGATCCGGTCATTGTCGCGGTCGCCGATGCCTGCGCGGTCAGGCGGGCTCAGCGCCAATGCCCGGTCCTGCGTAACTATGCCGAGACCCGCTACGGCGCAAAGACCTGGCAGTGCCAGCGCCGCGTCGTCGCCCGGATCGAGGCCAGCACGCTGGGCATGGACATCCGCTATGTCGTCACCTCGTTGGCAACAGGATCGGCCGAGCACATCTACGACACGCTCTACTGCGCGCGTGGTCAGGCCGAGAACCTGATCAAGCGCCACAAGTCCCAGCTCGCCAGCGACCGAACCTCGTGCCGCTCGGCCAATGCCAACCAGATGCGCCTCATCCTGCACACCGCCTCCTACTGGCTGATGTGGCGTATCCAGCAGGAAATCCCCAAAGCAGCGGCACTGGCTGCAGCCGAGTTCGCAACCCTGCGCATCCGGCTGCTCAAGGTCGCTGCCCGCGTCATCGAGAACGCCTCGCGCATCCGCTTGCGGCTAGCGTCAGCCTGCCCCGATGCCAGCGTGTTCAGAGCCATCGCCATCGGTCTCCGGCCTGCACCAACATAGCCAGCGCGGCAGTGCCGCTGACCCCCGCCCCGTCCATCAACCTCGAAAAGCCCATTGATCCTGCCGCGGTGAAAAATGCCGACGATGGCGCACGTCCAGGCCACGCCGCCAATGTCAGATCACCGCCGAACGAGCCCGGAGCGGCGGCCTCATGAATAAGACAGGCTAGCAGCGGTTCAAGGTCCACCCGCCGCAATCGGTATCGACACGCTGGCCCGCAATTATGGCCCCGGTGACGAGAATGCTACCAAGGACATGAGCGCCTTTGTGGCCAAGTTAGACGACCTGCGCGCGGCGTTTCCCGGCAGCACCGTCGCTGTTGCGCATCATTCAGGCCATGAAGGCGCGGACAGGGCCAGAGGATCAATTGCCCTCAAGGCGGCTTGTGATTTTGAGTATCGCGTCAACAAGAGCGGGGACACGGTAAAAGCAATCTGCACGAAAATGAAGGATGCTCCCGAGCGGGCACCCGCGACGTTCAGCCTTGAAGATATAGACCTTGGCTTTGATCCTGAAGGCAAACCTATGGGGTCTGCGGTGCTAATTCCTGCCGAGGGCGACGATAGCGACGATGCCCCGGCTAAATTGAGCAGGAATGCCAAGCTTGCCCGTGAAACCTATGTCCCTGCGGCTGCGGCTCATGGCGTCTTTGATCCGGAAGAGGGCCTGCAAGGGGTGCATGCGGAGGATTGGCGCACTGCCTTCTATGCCAAGCATACGGGCGACAATACGGACGCGAAGAAAAAGGCTTTCCAGAATGGCCGTAAGGCATTGGTCGATAAGGGCTTAATGACTGTCACCAATGACGTTTACCTGACCACCGAACCCGTGGTGCGGATGGCAATCGTTATGCAACGTGAAGGGCGGGACAACCGGGACGGGACGGGACAAAATTAGTTCTTGTCCCGGACATTCAAGCGGGACGGGACGGGACACACCCCTTAAGGGGTGTCCCGCTGTCCCGGTGTCCCGCCTTATGGTAATATAGATAACGTTATACCTGATCGTTACTGATTGTTATTGTTTGTGATACTTACACAGTATTGGCATTAGTGCTATGATGCGGGCATGTCATTCAATGCCGCCAATGATCGACTACTTGCCAAGTATGGCGGCGATGTTGTGTTGTCGCGGTTTGTGCCGGGACCGCCTCCCGAAAATGAATGGGACCCGCCCTCCGAGCCAATAGAGGTTAGCGAGACGCTGCGGTTCATCGCAACCGGTGCGGCGACGGAACTGGTCGCGGCAGCGATGATGCAGGCTGATGACCTTGTTGGCGTGCTGGCCGCGCCCGAGACGGCAGAGCTTAACCCGCCCGAGCCTACCGATACTGTGACGGTTGGTGGCGAGGTGTTGACCATCCTGACGGTTGCGCCGGTGCATTCGCGGCCCGGCGGGGCGATCCACTACCAGATACAGGCGCGGCGCTCATGAGTGGGGCTGCCAATACGCTGATAACAAAGGGAAAACGGTCCCAATGCCCCCCGGTGGGGAACCCCCGACAACGCCACGAGGAGGGGCCTTCTCTTCGCGCGCGCTCTGATGAACCGGCCGAAAAAACCCTTGCATTCATCCGCTCTTTGCGTGTGCCAGAGGGTCCCTTGCACGGCGAATTTTTCGTCCTCGCACCTTTTCAGGAAAACTTCATCCGGGGCGTTCTCGCGCCGGAAACCATGACCGCGCTGCTGTCGGTGGGGCGTGGTCAAGGTAAATCGATGATCTCGGCCGCGCTCGCTCTGGCGCATACCATGGGCATATCTGATCCGCAGCCGCGCCGTTCCACCGTGATCGCCGCTCGAACGAAAGAACAGTCCCGCATTTCTTGGGAGTATGTGCAGGCCATTGTCGGGCTGATGCCGCCGGAAGAACAGGCGCTGTTTACGTTCCGGCAGGCTCCCCGGCTTGAAATCAGCTATTCGGGCAATGGCGGCGGGATGATCCGCGCGGTTGCTGCGGACGCCAAGAATCTGCTCGGACTCAGCCCCACCTTCATAGTGGAAGACGAGTTTGGGCACTGGCATCCTGACAAGGGGATGCAGCTTCATTCGGCGCTGGAAACCTCGGCCGGGAAGCGCTCGGCCAAGATGGTCATTATATCGACCAGTGCCAGCGGGGATGAACATCCATTCTCGCAGATGCTGGACAACCCGCCGCCGCATTCATTCATTATCGAGCATCGCGCGCCGCTTGGGCAGCCTGCGGACGATCTGGACGGTATCCGGGCCGCCAATCCCGGCAGCGAATACGGTATCGGTCCCTCGCTCAAATGGTTGCAGGAACAGGCCCGCGTGGCGATCGCGCGCGGGGGTCAGGCTCTGACCGGGTTTCGGTTATATTCGCTTAATCAGCGCGTTTCGGATGCGGGCAAGGCCCAGTTGCTGACGGTGGACGAATATGCCGCCTGCGAAGTCGGCCCGGATGAATTGCCGGAGCGTGAAGGTCCGGCGTTCCTGGGTGTTGATATGGGCGGAAGCAGATCGATGTCTGCGGCGGCGATTTACTTCCCGGAAACCGGCTTGCTGTCAGTGCTGGGCACTTTCCCGAACAAGCCCGGCCTTGCCGAACGCGGCGAAAGCGACGGCGTGAAAACCCGATACGAGGATATGCACCGCCGGGGCGAATTGAGCCTGTCGGGCGAGAGCACGGTGCAGGTGGGGCCGTGGCTGCGGCAGGTCTGGGAGACGCTTGTGGGCGATGCCGAGGTGCGCGCGCTGGTCTGCGACCGCTTCCGGCAGGCTGAATTGCAGGATGCGCTTGCGGCGGCTGGCATCCGAGTGCCGGTGGTGTTTCGGGGGCAGGGCTTTCGCGATGGCGGGCAGGACGTGGAGGCGTTCCGCAAGGCTGTCTTCGATGATGCCGTGAAAACGGTTCCGTCGCTCTTGCTGCGCTCTGCTGCGGCAGATGCGCTTGTCGTCATGGATGACGCCATGAACGCCAAGCTGACGAAGGCGCGTTCCACCGGGCGGATTGATGCCATTGCGGCCAGCATTCTTGCCGTGGCCGAGGGCCAGCGCTTCGTGTCCAAGCCCGTCAAGATTGCGAGGGCGCCGATATGGGCATGAATCGCGAAGCAGGGCGGGCTGGTGCCCATGTCTACCGGACAATGCGCTGGAAGACGCTGCGCGCGCTGGCGAAGCGCCGGGACGGCTGGGCGTGTGTCCAGTGTGGCGCGCGTGGGGCGCGGCTGGACGCGGATCATATCAAGCCAATCCGCACGCACCCCCATTTGGCGTTCGATCTGGCGAACCTGCAAACGCTCTGCATCGGCTGCCATTCGCAAAAGACTTCGCGCGAGAAAACGCGCCGCGCGGAAACCGGGCCGGACCGGCTCGCATGGCGGATTTTTACGCGCGACCTGACCTCCAATCCCCTCCGACCTCTCATTGAACAGGAAAATTAACATGCTTGAATCTGTGAAAATTCAGCGGCGGCAGTCCGAAATTCGCTCCGAACTGTCCGCGCTTGTCGGCAAGACCGACGCCAGCGAAGATGAGCTTCGCAATATCGAAACGCTCGATGGCGAATATCGCTCGAACGAAACCCGCTATCGCGCGGCATTGATTGCCGAGGATGGCGAGCGCCGCGAAGCCGGGGCCGAACTGGAAAACCGCTCCGAACGCGAATGGTCCGATCTGGTGCAGGGCTTTGAGGTGCGGCAGGCTGTGCTGGCGCTCGATGAAGGCCGGGCACTGTCGGGCCGGACGGCCGAAGTTGTGCAGGAACTGCGCAGCGCAGGCGGTTATCGCGGCGTTCCCGTTCCCCTGATGGCGCTGGAAGTGCGCGCGGGCGAAACCATTGCCAGCGGCACGCCCGACCCGGTGCAGACCCGGCCGATTATCGACCGCCTGTTTCCGGGCAGCGTTGCCGCGCAGATGGGCGGGCAGCTTATCCAGATTGGCAGCGGCGCGGTTGAGTGGCCTGTTACCACCTCCAGCGTTACCGCAGGCTGGGCCGATGGCGAGCTTGCCAATGTGCCGGGGCCGACCACCTATGCCACCACCGACAAGGCGCTGAAGCCGGAACAGACGCTAGGCATTCACATGCGCGTCAGCCGCAAGGCGATGATGCAGTCGGGCGAAGCGCTGGAACAGGCCATCCGCCGTGACATGAACGGCACGATGGCGGCCGAACTGGACAAGGCGATTTTCCTTGGCACCGGTGCCAACGGCCAGCCGCTGGGACTCGTCCCCGGTGTGGCGACCTATGGCATCACGTCCACCGATGCGGCCGGTATGGCGAGCTGGGCGGCGCTGCGGGCCGCTGTCGTGCGCTTCATGACTGCCAATGCCGCCAACGGCCCTGCCGCCGTCAAGGCGCTGGTGCGGCCCGAACTGTGGAACGCGATGGACGATATTGAAGCGTTCGCAGGAACCGGCGTCACCGAATGGGACCGGTTCGTAAAGAACATCCCGGCCCCGACCATGACCACGAATGCGCTGGCCGCGCCGTCCGGCGATCCGCTGGAAACGCAAGTTTTGCTGACCACGAGTGCAGGCGGCGTGTCCCCTGTGTTTGTCGGCCTGTGGGGCGCGGTGGACCTTATCCGCGATCCCTACAGCGATGCGCAGTCCGGCGGGCTTCGCCTGACGGCCCTGACCACGGCGGACGTTACCGTTGCACGCGGTGCGCAGCTTGAGCTTGTGACCGGGCTGGAACTGGAAGAGGCTGCATAATGAACGGCCCCGTCTTCGATGCGGGGCTTGAACTTAGGGCGACGGGGGATGGCTCCCGCCGCCTTAAGGGCCGGTTCCCCTATAAAAAGCGCGCTGTTCTCGATGCAGGGGGCAAAGGGCGTCGGCCGCGCAAGGAACAGTTTGCGCCCAAGGCGTTCAACTATGCTGTGAACGATCCCGAGCGGGATATTCACTTGCTTGTCGGCCATTCGTTCGACCGGCCGCTTGCCAGCAAGAAAGCGGGCACGCTGTCGTTTCAGGACACGGCCGAGGCGCTGACGTTCGAGGCGATCATCGTGCCCGATATTCAGCGCACGAGCTGGGCGCAGGATTTTCTGGCAGCCTATGCGGCGGGGCTGATTAGCGGAATCTCGCCGGGCTTTCGAGTGCCCGATATGGCGGGAGCGGAGGAAACCGAAGAGGAAGATCCCAGCGAGGGCGAGGCGCTTATTCGCACGATCTTCGAGGCGCTGCTGTTCGAACTCTCGATGGTAACACGGCCAGCCTATCACGAAACCGAAGCGGACCTGCGCAGCCTGCAATTCGATCCTGTGGCCCGTAACGGCATCATCCATCCCCTGCGGAGGTGGCGGGCATGAAAGCCGAGATCAGCGAGATCACGCAATTCGAGGGTGAGCCGGAAAGCTATCCCCCAGTCGAGGGCGTAACCGGCGACGTGCTGGCCACCTGCTGGCAGCGGATCGAGCATTTCATTTCGCGGCGCTGGGGCGTGCGCAGTGTCGTGTGGACGCTGACAAGCTGCGGGGGAGAATGGCAGCCGCCGCTTGGGCCGATACTCCCCGCCAGCACCGACGCATTCAGGTGGGCAGATGGCGAATGGCAGGCAATCGAGCTTGAGCGCGGGCCGTTCGGGCTGCTGTTGCCGCCGGGGCATATCCAGATTGACGCATCGGTAGGCACTGTGTCGCTGACGCTGCCTGCCAGTGTGGAAAAGGCGGTGGAGCGCCTTGCCTCATACCTTGAAGCGGAAAGCGCAGTGCCTGCCGGTGCGCGGTCCTATCGGGCAACCGTGGGCCAGCTATCCGAAAGCGTTTCGGCAGACCCGGCGCAGGCAGCGAAGGCCCTGCAAAACAGCGGCGCGGGCGATCTGCTGCGCCCATATAGGAGGGCCTGACAATGGGCTTGTGGCAACGCCTTATCGGCAAAGGTGAAACCCGCTCGGCATCGGGCACGGGATACACTTCGCAAATCATGGCCGCCCGGCAGGCATATATCGCCGGCCGCACTGGGCTGGGCGAACTGACGGCCGCCGTGCAAACCTGTGTGACGCTATGGGAAAGCGGGCTGTCGCTGGCCGATGTGCAGGGCACAAGCCTGCTGACTCGCTTCGACATGGCGATTGCGGCCCGTGCGATGGCATTGCGCGGCGAAGCTGTTTTCCTGATCCGCGATAGGCTGATCCCGATAGTGGACTGGGACCTGTCCACCCGTGACGGCATTCCGCGCGCCTATCGTGTGTCCGTGCCGGAAATTGGCGGCGGGCGTTCGGAAACGGCCTTGGCTGCGGAAGTGCTGCATTTCCGGCTTGCGCCCGATCCCGGTGCGCCATGGGCGGGGCAAGCGCCGCTGCGGCGTTCGCAATTGACCGCTGGCCTGCTGCATACCTTGGAGGCAGCTTTGGCGGAGGTTTACGAGAATGCGCCGCTCGGCTCGCAGGTTGTGCCGTTCCCGGAAAGCCAGGACGTGGACCTTGAAACGCTGGGCCATGGGTTTCGGGGCCGCCGTGGCCGCGTGATGCTGCGGGAAAGCGTCAATGTCACGGCAGCCGGTGGGCCAGCCCCGACACAGGATTGGCGGCCGCAGGACGTGACGCCCGATCTGCAAGGCTCGATGGCTGTCCAGTCGCTTGCGGAGGCCCGTGGGGCAATCTTCGCAGCCTTTGGCGTGCTGCCAGCCATGTTTGCCCATAATGCGCAGGGACCGCTTGTGCGGGAAGCGCAGCGGCATCTGGCGCAATGGCAGTTGCAGCCTATCGCTCAATTGATGGCAGAGGAATGCAGCGCCAAGCTGGCCAGCCCTGTCACGATTGACGTGGTGCGGCCTGCGCAGGCGTTTGACGCTGGCGGCAGGGCAAGGGCGTTCGGAGCGATGGTGCAGGCCCTGACGCAAGCCAAGGAAGCCGGGTTGGACCCGCAGGCTGTTGAGGATTCGCTGTCATTTATTGATTGGGCTGATTGACGAAATAGGCCGGGCGCGCCTGCGGGGCTTTCTCCTTTTCCCCTGCGAAGCGCCAAGGCGGTTATGGTTGGCCGCCGGGACCGGGAGGGCTTAGGCTCTCCCGGTTTTTGGCTTGGAAGCTGTTAGCGATACTGGGTGGCAGCGTATTCCGCCACCTTCTTAACCGCCTTGTCGATGCCGCTTTTATTCGATCCACCGAATAGCCCCGCGCGAACTGAGCCTTCGCCGCGAACAGTTGAAAGAACGTCGCCATCCGGCCCAATGAAATCGACTTCTAGGGTCACCTGCGAACCGCCAGTAAGACCGGCCGTCAGATAGCGGCCGACGCGGCTTCCCTCGTCAAAGCCTACATAGCGATAGCGAACCGTCAGGCCTTCGCCGCGCTGGAACAACGGAGCGTCGCCACTGAACAAGGCGTCTTCCAACTGGCGTTGGGTGTAGGTCAGATTCTCGGTATCCACCGCGACAATCATCTCGGGATCGCGTTCTACTCGGGCTGTTGAGGCCCTATAGTCTGACCGGTTTGGCGTTTCCACAGTGAGAGCGCTGTTGGCGCATGCGGACAACGTAAGCGCAGCAAGCGCCGCGAATGCGAAGCGTTTCATTTGAGTCCCCCCTTAGTTGCGCGGCTCTATTGGCGGAGTGCGAGGGGCGAGGCAAGAGGTTGAACGTCAGGCCCATTTCTTGTCCGACGTGCCTGTTACCCCAAACGTTACCCCAACGAAAAACCCCGCCGGTCTGGCGGGGCTTAATATCGTCTAAGTGACTGATTTGTATGGTGGACGCACTAGGGCTCGAACCTAGGACCCGCTGATTAAGAGTCGTTTTTAGCACTTTCCGTCTGCATCCATCATTCTCCGTCCATCTCCGTAGAAGCCAATTTAGTTCATTGAAAATACTGAATAATATCAGAAGGCCTCTTCCATATCCTTCCGTCCTGATGTACACTCGAACGCTGTCGGTCAAGGTCATTTTGACACCCATACGGCACCCATAGCAGTTCCATTTTGTCTCCTTTCGAGTTCGATCCATGGCTACCTCACTGACAAAGAACGGTATTGAGTCTGCAATCGTCAGAGTTCGCGCGCAGCCGAACGGGCGGATCGAACTTCGGGACGACAAGGAAGCGGGCCTTCTGTTCCGCGCAGGCGAGCGCAGTTCGACCTGGTCGCTCGCGGTGCGCCTGCAGGACGGTCAACGCAGCCGGATCAAGCTAGGAACTTGGCCCGGCATGGGGATCGCCGAAGCCCGTGCCGCAGCCCGCGTTGCGCGGACGCAGATCGATCAGGGTAGCAATCCCAATGAACGGAAGCGGGTCGCGCGACGAACTGCGGCTATCGCTGCTCTCAACCGCAAAATGCTCTCCGAAGTGATTGAGGACTATAACACGGCTGTGCTTTCGCGCCATCGCCGTGGAGCGCAGACCAAGCGCGCTCTCGATGGAAAGCGGGGACTTCTACGCACGCTGCTGAACCGCGAACCGGGTTCGATCATGCAAGTCGAGATTTCTGATCTGGTGAGGAAGCATGCCAAAACGGCTCCTATCGCTGCGAACAGAAACCTGGCGTACGCTTCCGCCTTCTTCAACTGGTGCGTCGGTGAAGGAGTGCTGAGGGAAAATCCGGCTGAGAAGGTGCGCAAGCCGTCTAAGGAAAACGAGCGCGAGCGGTTCCACACAATTGATGAGCTTGCAGAGATATGGGCAGCCGCTAGCACGTTGGGCTATCCGTTCGACCAGCTTTTTCGGTTGCTGATCGTGTTGCCCAATCGACGCGAAGAGGTAACCGCGATGCCTATTGAGCATCTCGATCTTGCCAGCGACCAGACACCTGATGAGGCAGTGTGGCTGTTGCCCGGCGCTCGCACCAAGATGAACAATGCACTGCGCGTGCCGCTATCCGCCTTGGCGCGGTCTATCATCATCGAAGCGATCGAACATCCGGATCGCCCCAAGGACTCCAAATTCGTGTTCACCACGACGGGTGAGACGCCTGTGTCCGGCTTCACCAAGGGGCGACGCAGATTGGACAAGGCGATTCAAGATGCACGCATCAATCGGATGAAGGATGAAAAAGCGCCAGAAATGCCGCATTGGGTGGTTCACGATCTTCGGACCACGTTCAACACTCACGCCTGCGAGATTTTGGGGATTCCACCGCATGTCGCGGATCGTATTCTCAATCACGTTGCGACCGCCACGCGATCCAAGATCATGCGCGTCTACAATAAGTCGGAATTGTTCGAGCCGCGCAAGGAAGCACTTCGGGCGTGGGCGTCGCTGCTGGAAGTGCGCGTTATTTCTGATTGTAAATCTACCGTTTCAGCACTGGCGACAGGTGTCGCTCGAGCAGCATGA